AGTTGCATGAATGGAACATAGGTAGAGGAACCAAGAACAACTACTTGAGAGAATGTTCTATGGTTCATCTTAACGATCTGCTTCTCAATTACTTCTTGATAGTCTTTACTATCGGCATCTTGATTGAGTAGTTGATCATTCTTATGAATCTCAAACCTGTTAGGCTTGATACCTCTGATGATCTTATAGTTAGCATTACCAACTACAAACTCAAGTTCAACACAAAGGTCTTTACCATTGATGGAGTTAATAAGCTGAGGCTTATTGATTTTTCTGAATGGCTTATTATAGAGAGCAAATGAAATAGCATCAAGAATGGTTGACTTACCAGAACCATTCGTACCTACAATCAGAGTTGACTTATGCTTAGTAAGATCAATCTCTGTAAATATGTTACCAGTGGATAGAAAATTCTTCCACTTCACTTTCTTAAATAGTATCATTGCTTAGTCTGTATTTCCATTGCCTCAACATACAAGTCACCAAGTAACTTGTTTAGCTTAGACACGTTATCTTTGTTGCTGATATATTGATCAGAGAACTTTCTAATAATTGTTAGAGTGTCCTCTGCATCGGATATTATACTTGAATCTTCTTCTAAGTCAAGATGTAAATGATCCTCAACTACCTGAAGGTCTGCAACACCTGCTCTCTCAATTCTATCGATAACGCTATCAAACCAATATGGGTTTGTTTTATTCTTGACAATAACCTTTACAAACTTTCCGTTGAGGAAAGAGTAGTCATCCAGAACTACATCATCACGTTCCTCATCAAGGTCATCGTAATGGTACTTCTCAAATAGTGTCAAGTCATGCTTAACAAACTCAATCTCTCTTGTCTCAGTATCAAAGACATGGAAGCCTTTAGGGTCATCATAATCAGACCACACAATCTCATATGGGCAACCAAGATAGGTAACATTACCCTTTGTTGATCTGTGGTGATAGTGGCCAGAGAGTACAACATCAAACTTCTTGAAGATCTTTGCATCATAGCCATGATCGATAACTGTACCCTTCTGCATCTCAAAGCCAGCAAGCTCAAGATGGCCAAAGCATACTTGCGCATCTGTGTCTGCAATCTTTTCAATTACTGAATCAAAGTTATCACTACACATCCATGGTACAAACAGAATATTTGTACTACCAAACTTAACTTCTGTTGCTCCTGTATACCAATTAATGTTGTCTGGTCTATTGGTACCAAACAACTCTGTCATACAATTGACTTCGTTTGTATTCTTATAGAATGTATCATGGTTACCAATAATAACATGTAAGTTAAAATTAGCATGAATAACACGATTGATGAATTGGTCTCTAAACTTTCTCAATGAGAGATAGCTGATATACTTTCTTCTATCTACAATATCACCTAGGTGGATGATAGTATCAATATCATTTGCCTTGAGATAAGGAAAGAACACCTCATTGTAGAATCTACCAATGAAGTCGGAGAATATAGGACTATCGCCGCGGCCCCCGAAATGAGTGTCGCAAAGTAAAGCAACACGCATTACGAGTGCTCCTCAATATAATTGATCATTTGTTTCATAATATTAACATCCTCATTAACTAATCCCTAGGTTTTCACTAGTCTTCCTTAATTAACTTCTCAAGGCCTTTCTTTGCTTGCCTTTCGGTCTTCTTCTTTAGAGCACTTGCTTCAAATTGCTCAATGAACGTATCCATATAGTCATTGGATGTATAGTCAGTAATCTCGATATCAAACTCACCAAGCTCATCTAACTCTTGAAGGTTCATCAACTCATGGTTAATCATCTTCTGCTGAGTAACCTTATGCTTTACATACATATACTTCTTTTCCTTCTGGATACGGCGAAGGAAAGCAAAGTAGATAATTTGTGTAAAGTAGGAGAAAGGGTTTGTAGACTTATCAGGGTCAAAGTTATGGAAATAGTTAATACAGTTTTCCAAACCATCCGCAATCATTTCATCGCGGAATGTATAGTTAATGAAGTTAGGGCTATAGGAAAGCTTATTAGCGATCTTGATTAAACAATCGCCAATATAATGTGGAATCACAGGTTTTGATAGACCCTGTGCCTCGGCGGCAAGGACCTTCTTTTTAAATTCCACTATAGCCTTATAGAACTCATCATTACTGACGTAGTGATTAGCTTTGTCTTTAATATCGGTCATTACAAATCCTTTTTCAACATTTTGTTATTATAGTACATTCAATAAGTTAGTTCAACCCGTTGACTTTTTGCACTCTGTTAAGTATAATCACCTTTGTGGGGGTCAGATATATTAATTAGTGCAAAATAGGGGTAGAAGAGGATACAACAGCAACCCCATCTAGTTCCTCATCATCTATTTCTACATCAAGTGGACTATCACTATAGTCATCCTGAAGACCACAGATGTCCTTTTCTAGATCTTCATCTAGTATCTGTTGGAACCTTTCCATAAAAGTTAGATAGTACTTAATGATTCGTTCATTAGGTTTAGAGAAGGCAATGATTGAGCTTTTCTTCAATGCTACAATATTGTTCTCTGAGAAAGGCATTAGTTTAGAAGTTGTAACATTTGTTGTCTGGTTAATAGTAGTCTTTAACCTAACTACAACAGGATACTTCATCACAACATCATCTTCTGATTCGTTGTGAAGTTCTCCAATAATGAATGAGTCATCATCGCTCAGTTTGACAAGAATGAATGCTGCCATAACTTACCTCAATTGATAGCTCGTGATTTTGTATTCAAACTTCTCACTAGTATAAATTCCTACTCGCTCAATAAAATGCTTTAGGGTATGATTCTTTGCTTTCTTCCAAGAAAGGTCATCAGCTATATCATACAATGTTGCTTGCTCTTTATTGTCACCTCTTCTTAACGCTCTACCTATTGATTGTAGAGATCTAATTCTAGACTTTGTTGGTGAAGCAAATACAACATTGTGTAGGTTTCTAATATTTATACCAGTTGAAAACGTACCATAAGAGGCTACAATGATGGCATTGTTCTCTTGCTCTGTAATCTTTCTGACTAGTTCTCTATCCTCTACTTCAACTTCTCCAGATACAAAGAAGATATGTCTTTTATCTTTATTTTGATCAGTAAGCATTTTATGTAGAGGCTTACCATGCTTTTCAACAAACTGGTAGAGGATAAGAGTGTTACCCTTCAGGTGTAGAGACAACTGAGATATAAAATTGTTCCTTGCTTCATTACGAACAAGGAAATCAATCTCATCATGGTATTCTGTTCTACTATATTCTTTCTTGTTAGCATCTGTATGCTTGAGTACAATGGCCTGAATCTTAAAGTCAGCAAGATGCTTTTGTTCAATAAGTTCAGCAGTAGTAGTTACTTTCTTTACTGCTCCAAACAAACCTTCAAGTACCAACTTATGTGTTTGTGTACCATCGAGAGTTCCTGTAAAGCCTAATCTGATAGGACACTTGGTCATCTTCTCTAGGATGGATGTGAGGGACTTGGCCTTGTACTGGTGGGCCTCATCTCCAATGATAACATCAAATTGCTCATACCATTGTCTTGGCATCTTATAGATTGATTGCCAAGTTGATATAACAATTGGTTTATCGCTCTGCTTCTCTCTTCCAGACATGATTGTGTGAATCTCATTCTCATCACAACCATATGACACAAAGTCCCCCTTCATTTGCTCAACTAGGGAGATTGTTGGAACAATGACCAGAGTCTTGAAGTGTTGATTGAACCACTTCGTGATCATATAGATGATTAATGACTTACCAGAGGCAGTAGGGGATACTAGTAGAGCTCTTTTTGTTCTAATAGCATGTAGGAATGCTTCTAGTTGATAGCCTCTTGGCTTAAATGGTAAGTTGAGGCTTTGAATAAAGTTAACAACTGAGTCTTCGTCAATAGCTGCAAAGCCATCGACATTCTTATCAAAGACTACCTTATAGTCTCTTGATTCACAAAACTTTTGTATATACGGAATCAATCCAAAGTAAAGTCTTCTACTCATTGGATTGTATAGATGAATATCGCCTGACCATACTTTGTTGCGGTAGGCAGGCATAAAGCGATAACCAGGAACCTTGAAAGTAAAGTAGTCCTTTAGCTCCATTGCAACACTAGCGTCACAATCAACTGTCACATATACATCATTAAATTTTGAGACGACTAGTGTTTCTGTCATTGTCCTGTCTTAAACTTTTCCCAATCAATGGCACTCTTAACCTGGAACCCTAAGTTCATTACTGACTTAATGATTGATTCTAATGCATCAATCTTTTCCTGCTGGACGGCTATTCTAAGGTTAAGAGTAATAATATCTGAATCGCTATCAATATATGTAGGCACGTCTTGTTTCAGGATTTTTTGTAGGAACGGTTCCCACTTCATCTCCTCAAGGGACTCTTGGTCAAGAACACCTGTATAATATTCCCACTTCAGCTTCTTTAGCTTCTTCATGTCTTGCTCAAGCTTTCTAAGCAGTAGACGTTCGTGGGAGAATAGTTTAAAGTACTTGTGGTGAAGTTTAGGTATGTTCAATGCAACGTCACCGAGCTCTGTTCGGTCAACTTTGCTATCCTTCTCCCATTCACCAAATATTTCTTCAAGCTTCATAATAAAGTTCCTACTATACCAGTAGGTATATTATACCCTAAACAGTGTGAAGGGTAAACAGCAAGCATCTAAAGGTCACTGTTGCATCAATATAAGTTAAATCTGAATCTTGAGAATTGAATTCAAGATCACTCAGAACAACAGGGAACAAATCTCTAAATCTAACCTCAATGTTGTTTTTGTTAGCAGAATTTAATATTAACAAAGTACCGTCAGATGAATATGTACTATAGATGTCATTAGGAAACAAAGCGTTTGTATTAGGAGCACTAAACTGTTCTGGTCGACCAATCTGATGCATCCAATCAAATATTTCTCTATAGTTAGTCAGATCTTCATCTACCTTGAACCTTACAACAAAATCATTGTACACAACCTTTTCAGGATAACGAATGACCTTAAAGGGAGTTTGTAGCTCGGCATCCTCAACCGTTATACCAGGTAAGTTAACAGATGTAACATTAAGGATAGTGTTAGGAATCTTTTGAATTGCTAACTGATAACCTAATGGTGATAAAAAACTTTTTTGGATTGCCATATGAATACCTATTGATCTACAATAAATCTGCCAAAATTATTTTTGGTGATATAAATGTTTAGGGTGTACCTGCTATGTTCTGTATTATTAACATAGTAATGCTCACCATGCTTTTGATTTTCAAAAATTAAAGCTCTGTTAGCTTTCCAGCCAACATCATATAATTGCTTGTTATCATCTAATAAAATTGTTCCATTGCCTTTTCTTGGATATAGAAAAACAACTATACTGATATATTTATCTGGATGATCTTTATGGACATTATACACATATCTAGGCTCACAGCACACAAGATCAGCCTTAACGTATAAATTAGGTAGCAACAATGTTACCAATTTATTTCTAACAACATCTTCAATTTGTTTAGATACTAATATATCATGATGCAATAGAATTGATTTTTTAATTGGCCACGAAATATTTCTAATATCATGGTAACAGCTTTTATCAACAAAGGTGTAGTTTTTGTCAACATCTTTTAGTCTTAATAATAAATCTAAAACATCTTGTGGTAAAAAATTATCTTGAATGTAAAAATCCCAGGGTGTATTAAATTGTGTCAACGTTGGGTAATGACCAGGTGCAACAGGAATCATTTTCCCTCCTTCAATCCCTCATCAAACCTTCTTCCAAGTCTTGCTAAAGGAATAACATGTTCTTTATATGCTTTTGTTTGTCTAAACCTTTCAATGGCTTTAGCTACCTGTGTTGTTGCTCCCTGTATGTCATCACACATTGCACAAGGTAGAATCTGAGTTCTATCTTTATTAATTAGTCGCCATCTTATTCTATTAATCTTTTCATCATTCACAAACATATCCATTAGCGATCTTTCATGCACATTGCCAATTTTTATTTGACTAGACCAATCATTACAGCACATCTGATAGTTACCATCAAAATCAATAAAGATCTGTCTCATTGGATGCCAACATGGTGACTCGCTAATCTTCACACTTTGCCCATTTGGCATTTTAACTACGTTTGTGTAATCAAGAATATCATTTCTTCTGTCTTGATTTTTAAAATATCCAGCTCTATTATTGAAAGCATGCTTCCAGCTTTTGCCATCTTCTTTGTAGCTGGGCATGTTATTAATCTGATCAATACTGAACCCATCTTGCTTATAGTAATGATAAATTTTACCACCACTTGGTAGGGTTACATACTTTTGCTGTCTCTCCTCGTATTCTTCTTTAGACTCATAACTATTTAAAATTAATTCATCTAACTTTTGACCAACAGGAGAGTTCCACCACTCATCAAGCTTATAACCATTTGTGGTTAGTCTGACCTTCCATTTTCTTGGTGCAGCAGTCAGCATATCAACTATAGTATCAAATTTTTTATGGAGTGTGCTCTCGCCTCTTCCAGCAAGCTCAATCCAGCCTTTGAAATCTATCGAGAGTAATTCTTTGATTACTATCTCAACTGTTTCAAGAGACATTTGTTTATTGATGTTGGGATATAGAGGGTTAGCATCTAAGCTTCTAGGACAGAATGAACACTGCCTATTACAGAGCCCTGTTAGGTCAAAATCTAATCTTACTATATGTGCAAACAGTGGATGATTTTTAATACCATTCTCATCTACTGCTATTGGAATTAAATCCATGGATCAATAATTCCTTCTACCCAATTCTCACACGTCTCAACAATATAATGGATAGACTTACCTTTGATGACTCTATCTTCCTTAATGACTCTATTATCAATCATCCTTACAACGTAACCTGATCTATCTTCAAGTTCAAACAGCTCTGCTGTTCTGTTGTCTCTTACATACTTTGTCAAAAATCTAGCATTGTCAATCATATATCACCTTCAATATTTTGTTACTGAACCATCGTGCCCTACATGCCATGCCTGGAATGTTATTTGTGGATATTCTTTCTGTAATGACTTAAAACTTGTTAAGTTGTTTGTATCATCATCAAAGAATCTAATTCTTTTATATAAACCACTTCTTAGATACTTACGGAATATAGCCTTTTTGTTCTTAGCACTTGACCCTAGCTTTAAGTTACCAGCTCTTTCAACGTGTATCTTGCTTGTATCAATACCATGAGCATCTAGGGCTCTAAGAAATACTTCTTTATTATCAAAGTCTGCTCTGGCTGTTGATATAATAACTCTTGAACCTTTAACAAAAGCATTATTGATAATTGCCTTTGCCTTACCTATCATCTTAGCTACTGGTGTGGATGTCTTCTCAAATACCTCAGCACTTCTAAACTCACCATAATCAAAAGATTCACCAGCCTTTAGCTTGTAATGATTATATTGTTGATTATCTAATGTATGGACTACCTTACCGCCATTCATTACTTTAATCTTAGCTTTTGTATGAAACAAGGTTTCATCAAGGTCAAACACAGTTAGACCAAGTTCTGCTTGCTCATTTAGATATGTTTTGAATGAATGCATTTCCATACCAATATTTATCAAGCAAAAAAAAGGGCCGCTTTCGCGGCCCTCTCTTTCTATTATCCGGTTAAGGATTATAGTAGGTTGCTTACTAGAACGCGTCTGTAGTATACGTTTGCGTCCTTTGTCATAGCGCCATTACCATATGCAGCACCTTCTGCGAATGGATTTGCGACCATGCCGTAGCGTGTCTTGAAGCCAATCTTTGGCTGGAATGTGTCTTCACCGACTGCACGAACCATCTGTAGTGGAACGTATGGGCAGTAGAAGATACCAGCATCGAATGCGCTTGCGCCCTTATAGCCAACTGTCATGTAGTTGTCTGTTACGTATGGGTCAATGTAGACCTTGATACGACCGTTTAGAACACCAGCAAATGTGTTGCCTGTGTCGTCAACGTTTAGAGCGTTGCTGTTTAGAGCAGGAGCGTAATCTAGAACACCAGCCATTTGCAATGCAGATGCAACATCTGAAGAGCAAAGGATGATGTTACCCTTGCCACGACGTGTATCCTTGGCAATTTGGTTAGCTTCACGCTCGATCTGGAACAATAGGCCCTTGAACTTCTCAACTGACCAACGGCCGTTTGCATCGACGTCTAGGTCGAATGTACCAACTGTTGTTGTGGTGTTAGCGCCGCGCTTAGCTGTTACGTTAATTGTGCGGATAACTTCACGGTTGATTTCTACAAGGATTTCTGATTGTAGAATGTTTGATAGCTCTGCCTCGGCATCTAGACCATGGATAGCCTTTAGATCCTGGGCTAGTTCCATTGTGTACTCTGCCTTCAATGCGCGGCTCTTTGCTTCAACAGAAACCTTCTCAATTGAGAAAGCCATGTTTGCGAATGCAGCGTTTGAACCGTTACCTAGTGCTTCAGCCTGGTTTGTTGACATACCGCCAGCCCAGTTATATGTGTTGGACTCTGCGTTGTTTGCTGAACCAGGAGCTGTACCTACGTTACGATAGCCTGGTAGGTTAACTGTTGAGTTACCTAGGGCAACCGTTGAGAAGGCTGTATTAGCTTCGTTATAGAATGCTTCTGCAGCTGAGTTTGCTTGTGAGCTGTACTTGCTGCGCATTGCAAAGATCAAGCCTGTTGGGCCTGTCATTGGCTGAACGCCGCAAACGTCATACGCAACTAGGTTTGGCATTGAACGACGAACTAGTGAGATTAGCACTGGATCGTAGTTTGAAACGCCGTCACCTAAACCAGCTGTGCCAGTTGCGTTAGTTGGTGTGTGTGTACCGGCTTCCAATAGAGCACGGACGCTACCGCCAGTCTCTTGCATTGAACGCTCTGTATTTTCTAGTAGCTGGGCTGTTACAGACTTACGTAGACGATCCTTAATTTCTGGAAGGTCTGCGTGTTCTAGAACTGGCTGCCACTTCTTTAGAAGTTGTTCGTTAGAAAACATCTTTGTCTCTCCTTTAGGGGTTATCTAATATTTATAATTGGTTACTTTTGGACCGAACGAGAAATCGCTGCAGCGTACTTATTCATGACTGGATCAGCTGCCTTCTCTGCTG